ACTAAATACTAAAAGTATCTAGCATTATTAAGATTATACTAATTTTCAGTTAATACAAGTATTAATTTTATTAATATTTAAATTTTACGCAACCTTGCGTAATATAAAGATATATAAATAATATAGCTATTAAATCAAATATAAAGCCCATAGAGTGCCATGTATTAAGTAAGGTGCTTTACTATCTAGCCTTATAAACTGATACATTAATTCTCAATGCTTCGCATTCTCATTGATAATAATTCTCAATTAGGGAGTTATAAGGTATCCTTTATGTTGTTTTCTCTAGACCTATACAGTATATACTAGACCCCACAGAAAAAAAACACACACATGCATATATACTAGATAGGGGGGTGCCATATATTTACCAAAAAACAGGTATATAAACAAAATAATACTTGACACAAGTGGGGGAGTAGTGTATAATTATATATAATATATAAAGATATTAGAAACATAAAGTACATTTGTTTATCTTTGTTTCTTTTTTTGTTTTCTTATAAGTAATATAATAACATACAATGAATATAACTGAAAATAATGTAGATTTAGAATCTATAAATAACTATTTTAATCTATATAGTACTCTCAATAAAGTTCACACCACTTATTCTAAAGATAGTTTCTTAGATTTTGTTTGTTTGATGGCTCCAACACTTGTTTCTGATTGGAAAATGGGAAGACACATAGAAGTAATAAGTGAAAAACTACAACAACTAGAGTCTGGAAAGATAAAAAGGCTCATGGTATTCCTACCACCACGTTCTTCTAAGAGTGTTATCTGTTCTAAACTGTTTCCTGCCTGGTATATTGGTAGAAACCCAGAGCATGAAATACTAACTGTGTCTCATAGTGACCAATTAAGTTCTGATTTTGGTAGAAGTGTTAGAGATATTGTTAATGATGAAACATTTCAAGACATATTCAAAGGTGTTCAGCTAAGAAGTGACGTTAGAGCTGCAGGTAAATGGAAAACAACACAGAATGGCACGTACTACGCAGCAGGTGTTAGAAGTCAGATAGCAGGTCGAGGTGCACACATAGCTATATTAGATGATGTGATGTCTGAAGAGGACTCCTTCTCTGAAGCAGGTAGAAGATATGTTAAAGAATGGTACCCATCAGGACTAAGAACACGTATTATGCCCAATGGTTCTATCTTAATCATAAATACTAGGTACCATTATGATGATTTATGTGGATGGTTACTAAAACAACAAGAGAATGTAGGTGATTATGCTGTAACTCCTTGGGAAGTTGTGCGTATACCTGCCTGGTTAGATGAAGACTCATCAAAATTATTACAATTACCAGTAGGTGGTAGTTATTTTCCAGAATGGAAGCCTGATGATGTTTTAAAAGTAGATGAAGCAGAGATTAAAGCTTCTAATGGTGCAAGATATTGGAACTCCTTGTATATGCAGGACCCAACTCCTGATGAAGGAGGAATAATAAAAAAGAAGTGGGTACAGTTTTGGGAAGATGATGCACCACCACCTTGTGAATTTATAATACAAACATATGATACTGCGTTCTCCACATCAAGAACTGCAGACTTTAGTGTAATACAAACATGGGGAATATTTCATAGCTATGAAGAAAATGAAGATGGTTATGAAAACTATGTATCACAATTAATACTATTAGGAAACATAAAAGGTAGATTTGAATATCCAGAGTTAAGACGATTAGCTCAAAAATTATATCACGAACATAAACCTGATGTATGCATGGTAGAAAAGAAAGCATCAGGACAATCATTAATACAAGATATGCGTAGAGCAGGACTACCTGTTTTAGAATATCTACCAGATAGAGATAAAGTAGCTAGAGTTTATTCTGCAACTCCTATGATGGAAGCAGGTAGAGTATGGATACCAGATAATAAAAAATGGTCAGAAGACTTATTAGAAGAGTTACTACGTTTTCCACATGCAGCACATGATGACCAAGTTGATGCAATGACAATGGCAATACATTACATGAAAGAGTCATGGCACCTTGAGCATCCTGAAGACCCAGATTGGGACGACCCACCTAAAAAGAAAAAGGTTGCATACTGGAGAACTTAGTGTTATAATAAAAGAATTAACAGGGGATTATGAAACAATCAGAAATAAATGAACTTATTTTAGATGAAGAAATAGTTTCTCCAGAAGAAGAGGAGGAAGAAGATTCATCTAATTATGCAATGGATGAATATTTAAATTTATTGCGTAAAGTAGCTCCTATGCTTGGAGAAGTAATATCTCCTGCTTCTGATATAAAAGAAGCACAAACAGGTTCTGCTAAAATTATGCAAGGAGATATATTAGGTGTTCCTCAAATAATAGGAGGTTTAGCAGGTATTCTTGTTCCAGGTTCTCAATATATTAAAAAGGGTGGACAAAAAGTTAGTAAATTTCTTGATGATAAATTAAAAGGTTATCATGCTACTCCAGAAGAAAATATTTCTTTAATAAAAGAAAAGGGTTTAAATCCTACAGGAAGAAGAAGTGTAGATGCAGACATAGGAGTACATGTAGCTTTAGACTCTAAGATTACAGATAATATTAAAGCTACTAGAAACTATAAAGGTAAAAAAAATGTTTATAAAACATTACCTTTAAATATAAATAAAGATACTAAAGCTTTAGAAATTAATGACCTTTCAGCTTTTCGAATACCTTCTTATTGGAATAAAGCTTTTGATGGAGTAAAAACAAATAAAGCAATTAAAGAAGATTTTAAAAAAGCTATTGATGAAGCTGAACAATACAGAGTATCTGCAACAAGAAATTATAAAAATAAATATGATGCATCTGAAGTTGATTTTTGGAGTTCAAATGAAGGTAAAGTTTATTGGTTACAAAAATTAAGAGAATTAGGAAATAAACATAATTTTGATTCTTTTGTTTATAATAATAAATTTGAAAAAGGTACATCAGATGCAAACGATAGTTTAATGTTGTTGTATCCAAATCAAGTAGATGAAATATTAGAAGTAAAAAAACAAGGGGGAATGGTAATGCGTAGTAATAATTATAATACACAGAGGGCAATATAATGGCAACAGAAAGAAATCCATTTGATAGAATAGAAGAAACAATATCAAATGTAGTACAACTTCCAGAACAAATTGAAGAGATAACAGACTCACCTACTTTCGAACCAGACGAAGATGGGGGAGTTACTGTAGACTTTACTCAGACCACTATAGAGATGGAACCTGAAAGTGAAACGCAAGAGTGGTATGGTAACTTAGCTGATACCTTAGATGAAGAGTCGTTAATACAAATTGCAGAAGATACAGTAAATAATTATACAGCAGACAAAGATTCCAGAGCTGAATGGGAGTCAATGTTTGAAAGAGGATTTGATTTATTAGGATTAAAGATAGAAGATGCAAGTGAACCTTTTGAAGGTGCATGTACTGCTGTTCATCCTATGTTAATAGAATCAGCAGTTAAGTTTCAATCAAAAGCCATACAGGAAATGTTTCCAAGTAATGGTCCTATCAAAACACAAATATTAGGAAAGGTAACTCCTGAAAAAGAATTACAATCTAATAGAGTAAAAGATTTTATGAACTATCAAGTAACTGAGCAAATGCCAGAATACTTTGATGAGTTTGAAAGAATGTTATTTCATTTACCTCTTATAGGTTCAGCATTTAAAAAAGTATACTATGATGCTAACTTAAAAAGACCAGTATCTGAATTTGTTCCTATAGACCAATTTTATGTTTCATACTATGCTTCTAACTTACGTAAAGCAGATAGATACACACATGTTATTTATAGAAGTCCTGTAGACTTAGCTAGAGATATGCGTACAGGTATCTATGATGATGTAGAATTACCTGAAGCTACTAATCCTAGTCCTACATCTTTCTCAGAAAAGATGGATACAATATTAGGATTATCTCCTACAGAAAGTAGTGACCCACAATATACATTATTAGAACAGCATTGTTATCTTGAAATAGAGAAAGACTATGCTCTTCCCTACATTGTTACTGTGGAAGAGCAATCTAGAACTGTTTTAAGTATTAGAAGAAATTATAAAAAAGAAGATAAACAACAACAAAAGATTTCCCATTTTGTCCACTACAGATTTGTTCCTGGATTTGGATTTTATGGGTTTGGCTTGATGCACTTCTTAGGCAATCTTACTATGACTGCAACAGCAGCTATGAGAAGTCTAGTAGACGCAGGTCAATTTGCAAACTTACCAGGAGGATTCAAAGCAAAAGGTGTACGACTTGTTGGCGATAATGAACCAATAAGTCCTGGTGAATTTAAAGAAATAGAAGCAACTGGAGTAGATTTAAGCAAGGCAATTATCCCTCTCCCCTATAAAGAGCCTTCCTCTACTTTATTTCAGATGTTAAGTTTCATAACAGCAACAGGTCAAAAATTTGCTGATAGCACAGAACAAATTGTTTCTGATGCAGCATCTTATGGACCTGTTGGTACTACTATGGCTTTATTAGAAGCTTCAAGTAAATTCTTTTCAGCTATACATAAGAGATTACACAAATCCCAAAGGGAAGAGTTTAAAATTCTTGCACGTATAGATTATGAGTATTTACCTTCAGAGTATCCTTATGAAGTTCCTTTTGCTGAACAGAGTGTATTTAAACAGGACTTTGATGGAAGGGTTGATGTAATCCCTGTCAGCGACCCTAACATTCCTTCTAATGCACACAGAATGATGATTAGCCAAATGGCTCTCCAAATGGCACAACAATCACCTCCTGGTATGTTTAATATAGAAGCATTAAATAGAACTATATTAAATGCTGCTAATATGCCTAACTTAGAAGAGATACTTCCACCTAAACAAGAACCACAAGCTATGGACCCAGTATCAGATATTATGGCAGCAACAAAAGGTATTCCAATAAAAGCATTTGAAGGTCAGAACCATGATGCTCATATTCAATCTAAGATGGCTTATTTACAAGACCCACAAAATGGTGCTAATCCTATTATGGCTAGAATTAAACCAATATTAGAATCTAATATACAAGAACATTCAGTTATGAAATATCAAGAACAAGTTAATGGTATGACAAGATTAGCTATGGAACAACTACCACCTGAAGCAATGCAGAATCCTAGTGTTGCAGAAATGGCAATGGCACAAGCAGCACAACAAGTATTAAATGCTAATCAAGCTATGGGTCAAGCTCAATCACCTGAACAACAACTTGTTGCATTAGAACAAGCTAAAGTAGAATTAGAAAAAGAAAAATTAAAAATACAATCAGCTAAATTTTCTGCAGAATCTGCATTAGATGCTCAAGAGTTAGAATTAAAAGAAGCTAAACTAATGACAGACTCAGCTAAAGCAGGACAAGCTGCTATGATGAAAAAAGAAAAAAGTGATTTAGATAGAGCAAGTAAAGAAAGTATGAAAGCTATAGATGCTATGACAAAAGCTGCTATTGCAGACCAAAAGACTGAAGTTGATTATGAAAAAATTAAAGCTCAATCACTATCAAAATTAGAAGAATTAAATATTAAAGATGATAAAGAAAGAAGTTTAAAGCTAGTTGAAATATTAACTGATTTAATAAAACATGAAGAAAATATTAATCTAGTTCAATTACAAGAAAAAGAATAACTAGGGATTTTAATTGTCTATCGACTGCCCTAGCAGACAAGCCAAGACGATAGATATAATTTTATAAAGGAGAATAAATTATGGCGAATACAACTTTTAATGGACCAGTCAGAGCTGAGAATGGCTTTATTGGTGTTACAAAAGATTCAAGTACAGGAGCAATAACAGAAAATATTACGTTTGGTAATAAAGGTGAAGTTGCTACACCAGTAGTATTAGCAGATGGTGATATTACTATTGTAAATACAACTCATGGTGGTAGAGTAAATATTGTTCCAGATGGTGGACAAGATAATACTTATACACTTCCTGCACCAGAAGCAGGTGTAGCTTATAGATTTGTTTATGGTGGAGTTGCTGCTGATGGAACTGATGCAATATTTATAACACCAGGTAATACAAATTTCTATAAAGGTAATATTACACATTTAGATACAAATGCTGATAATGTTGTTGTATATCCTAATGGAAGTTCAAATAGTAGTTTACAATTAAATGTACCTGGAGCTTTTGAAGTAACTTTTTTAGGTTTAGATAGTACAAACTACCAAGTATTTGGTAATGTAACAGGAGCAACTGCCCCTGCTTTTGCAGACCAGTGATAATTAATTAAGGAGTAGTATATGTGGAAACAACCAATTATAAAAGAAATTAGTGTAGGCTTAGAAATTAATTGCTATGCGTGTGCTGAACTATAATGGAAGTATCTAATGAAGCTCTTCGTAAATATGACGAGGAGCTTAACTTATTAAGAATTAATTTAGCAAATGGACAAGCAGATAACTTTGCTAATTATAAACAACTCGTAGGTCGTATACAAGGAATTGAATGGTCTATTGAGGTTATTAAAACTATAACAAAAA